GAAGATTCTTATGTAACAGAATGGATAATGTAATAAGTAATATTCAAACATCTTTACATGAAGTACACGGTAGATTTGAAACGTCGGGTTTAAATTTGACGAGTTTGACAAGTCGTGTAAGTGCGCTTGAATCTGGTATAGATGAAGACTTTTCAGGTCAACTTTCTCTGAAAGCGGATAAAAATGAAGTCGCGAAATTTACCTCCAATTCTAATGTGGTTACGAGTTACAGTGTCTCGCAGTTGGGTGCAAAGATCAATAACCTTGAAATTTCAGACGATAATCTACAATCGTCAAAAGTAAATAAAACAAGAGTTTCTATTGCCCTTGATGACAATGGAAATGACATTTCAGATTATACGTTATCTCAAGAGGGCCTTGGAAATAAGCTCAAAGTTATGGATAACGAAATTGGATTACGCGCACTAACATCTCGTATCGCGTCATTTACCAGAGATGGAGTACTAACCAATCTATCAAGCGTTGAATTGGGAGCACGCCTAATTGCCACTGAATCAAACGCTGATACACGAGCACTAAAGTCTGAGGTTAGTTCTCATACTGATGCTGAAAACGTAACCACGACGTATGGCGTTACGTCTCTTGGTGCTGAGTTACATCGTATTGCCGTTGCTGTGAATTCGCTCGACACCTATGTACTAAAAACAGAGGTGTCACGGTTAGAGTCGAATGGTGTAGTGGTACCTGAATACACCCTTACACAGACAGAATTAGGCGCGAAGCTAAAGAATATTGTGGATTCTATCTCGAATTTCGTTGTAAATACGCAGGTGTCTAAGAATTACGATGAAGGTACATTAAACTATGAATTGAACGCGTATACACTGTCAGATTATGAGTTGGGCGCAATGCTGGAACGCTTTGACACTACACACCTGTTGAAAAGTCAAGTATCCAAACGTTACGTTTTAAACGCAGATGGTAGCGTATCTAACGATTTTAATAGTGATTACACACTATCCGATTTCGAACTCGGAACGAAATTATTTGATATTGATACTTTACTTAACACTAAAATTAGTGGTGAGGAGGTATCAATTAATACGTCTGATCCAGCGTATACGCTTAATCAATCTGAGTTGGGTACGCTGTTGAAAACTCTAACAGGGAGAATCGACTTAGTATCGCCTGCCGATGCTGACTCAAGTATATTTGCTCTAAAAACGAGTGTATCTACACACGCGAGTAATACGGCATACACGCTATCGACTACAGCTTTAGCCACAAAACTAGAGAGTATGGATTCCTTGTTATCTAGTCATGGTACACTAATTGATTCTAAAGCTTCGATTAGTAATATGAATGAGAGGGCGTTACAGAGTAGAGTATCCCTAAAATTCATAAATAATGATGGTGTGACCATAGATGAGAAATTTACCTGTAGTGTGTTAGAGCTAGGTTCACTTTTATTCAATATGGATGCAGCAACGGAAGCGATTGCACGTAATTATGTAACTGACGAGGAACTCGCTGCCGCAGTCGCAACTGCAGTGGCCACGACTGGAGCACTTACATCCACAAGCCTTTTGACTACTACTGTTTCTACGATAACAAAGGGTGGATCCAGTGTAGTTAGGACTGCTGCCGATTTAGCGAGAGCCGTGTTTGGTGGTGGTGATAGTGATGATGATGATGACCCGCCACCACCTGTGTTCATTTACAGAAGTGAGGGTATTTTTAGGCCTGCAAATTGGGGTAGCGATGGAAATGTCGATGGATACAGTAGACCAATGATAGAAGGTCGTGAAAATATATATGCTTCTGACGGGACTGCACAAGACTTACATTCATATATTATAAATTTGGTCGCCGGGAATGCGAAAGTGTTCTATCGTGACGTATCGTACACATCGAAAATTAGACTTCTAGGATCGTCAGGCTCAGCCGACGATAAGGCTGCACAGTATGGTCCGCCCGCTTCAACGTCGTATTTCTTTCCTGCCCCCGCTAGTCTTGCAACAGTCGAAGCTGGCCTGTCATGGGGGTCATCAACCACTAGGACGCAAAGTGACGGTACTACTCTTTCGGGATATACAGGAGGTATTCATGTCCTATCCTGTTTTGGGACTTCAAGATTCGAAGGTAGATCTGAAAGTAGGAAGGTGGTATGGCTCACGGGTGCCGGGACAGCTGCATCATCGACATTGGATGCTAAGCTAGCTTTTGATGGTACAGGTGGCGACGCACCAATACATGTGTTTGGTGAATCAACTACCAAGTATGGCCTTGACCTACATGACGCCGGACTAGTTATGCGAAACTCACAGTCTAATGCCAAAATTGACATTAAGTATCATTCATCTAACCTGGTATTCGCAAGCTTAACTCCAAATGTGATCCCAGCATCACCCGATATACTAGAAAGCATTTTAACTATAGATAGTTCAGCAAATAGTGTCGGCATTGCCGGTGGCGCCTCATCCCAATATAAACTCTACGTACATGGAGGGGCTAACTTTACATCCGGGATAACGTCGTCCAGCGCATCAATTACTGGTAACAATAACTCTATTCCTTCTCTATCAATATCAAACACCACTGTAGGTGCCAAGAAAGAGTTTAAAATGTCGACCGATCAAGATGGGTTAATAATTGAATATGGCACGGCCACTTCTGGTGTGGTAGTTATGGATACACGCATTTCTATGAATGATACGTTCACCACGGTTGATTCTGTAGGCACGAATTCCGGATTGGAGGTTGTTGGTAAATTGGGAAACAAAGCGTCTATGGTGTTGCGCCATATGCCAAACTCTGATAATACCAAAGGTACTATCACTTTAGGAAGATACCTCTCTATCAAGACTGATTTAGATGCATCAAGACTGTATACAGGTTATACTTCTCTCGACGCAACTGAATTAATATACATGGATAATTCAAATGTAATAGTAAAAGGTGACTTGAGTGTATCTGGGAACATTTCTTTAATAGATACATCTGTAACTCCAAACACCACTACTAATATTGTATCTGGTATATCCACTGCGCTTGGACGTGTCTCGACCTTGATAAATGGTGGTGACCTATCAATGTTACGCCCTGATGGAACATCTATAGTTGTGAGAGCTGCAAATATCGAATCAATTGGGCATCCGGCTTATACAGTAACAGACGAACAAGGAGTAGTTACATCTGTGGAAAGAACAGGGTTGTTTCTGAGACCCGATAGTTTTGCGGTCGACGATCAGATTGACGCAAGGTTGACAAGTGTTGGTCTTACTGAGGGGGATGGAAATGAGAACAACCCTCTGACTCTAAATGTTTACACAATTCCCCAAATAGACGGAATAATCGCCGAGGGTCACGTAGCGGGCAGTGTATCTAGAATTATATTTTCTAGTTCGGAAACACTTGGTTCAAGAACGTTCCCATCAGTGGCAATCACTCCCATAAATAACCCATTTATCACAAACGCAACAATTACTAACACTATAGTAGGTATAAAGCGTGTTACCGTAAGTGGCAACTCAAACGAGCAAGGTAGTGGCTACGTGGCGGGTGATACGATAACTATATCAGATTCATTTGGTACTGGCACCAATGCGGTTTTTACAGTTGTTAATGCTAGTTCTGGTGGGGTGGATGGTGGTTCAACTTCTTTAACTATAACCAATCCCGGTGCATACACATCCATAAGTGGTACTCCGATAGTAATAGTCGAAGAAAATCCCACATACCCTGCGGTAACTGGAATTACGCAACAATCCTCAAGTGGTAGTGGTACCGGAGTTACCTTCTCGGTAGAACTCTCAGTAATCTCCGTAGATATATTCAATGCGGGTAAGGGATACGTCACCTCTCCATCAGTAGTAGTCAGTGGTACATATGTAGATACGGTCAGTAACACTACGACAACGTCGGGAATACAAAGTGCGGTAGCTGTTCTACATACTACATCGAATGTAACTGTATTGGATTCAAGGTTCTCGAAAGCGGCAACACTATCAATAAGTAACACTGCAACGCAACTAACCAGTGCGCTAAATGGATATGTCAGTACTTCTGATCTCGGAGACGAATTAGCGAACTACTATAATATTGATGAGATTGTCGAGGGGTTTGCACCAATAGCGGCTCCCGGTGAAACGTACGCATATCTATCCACAACTAGCCTGGAAAATTATCAAACGAGAGCCGCATCGAATATCTTATATCAGGCGAAAGAAACAGCAGATAATGCTTATATCAGAGCGTCAGACTTAACGGCATCTGGTACCGGATTCTACGATAAAACAACTTCTGATGAGAGATATCAAGCACAACCCGCCTCTGGAGAATCATTTGCGCTTGCATCATCACTAGTTAATCTAGTTGACACATCGACGACAGCTCTCACAAATTATTCTACTACGAATGAAGCAAGTACTTTGTATCAGGCCAAAGAAGACCTAAACGATCCTTATGTATTAAGATCCACCGTTAGTTTAGATAATTATGATACTACCACAACGATTAACGAGAAGATCGCGGGAGTTAGTAGTCACTTTACAAAGTCAGGCAACAATATCACATACAATTATGCTGGCAATGTCGGTATCGGTGGCACACCAAACACTAAACTAGAGGTATACGGATCAATACAAGCACTACCCATTACAGACACAAGTTGTGTGTTTGGTAATGCTCGCGTTGGGGGTGGTGCTTATGCTGGTTACGCGCACTTTACTCATGCCGCTATAAATCCTACGCATTTTGGTAATTACGCATTGCTACAATACAGTTCTGGTCACACGTTCCTAAATTGTAGCGCCGGTTCTGGTGTTGGTTTATCCTTTCGTAAGAATAATGCCGATTGGATGGAATATCAGGGTAATGGTCTGCTGTACGTCACCTCTGGAAATACAAGATACATAAGCTATATAGGTTTTCAGTACAATCCTAGCGGTCTTGCTGCTGGTATAATGGCCGGCACCGGTAACATTGTAGTATCTATGAAGGTATTGTATGCTATAGAGTGTCAGAGAATATTAGTAGTAAGTGACGAGCGCGTAAAAACAAATATTCGCGACGTTAATGACCATGAAGCACTAGATATTATACGACTCATAAAACCAAAGAAGTTCGAGTACATTGATAAGGAGTCTGCAGGACCAGGTACTATTTACGGTTTTATTGCGCAGGATATCATCCAACATGTACCGGAATGTGTGAAGAAGGGCCCAGGTGTAATTGCCAACATTATGGACACGGCACGTGTTTGTAATGGAAGAACGCTCATATTTGAGAGGTTCGATACATCTAACCTTAAGGGTGTCAATGGTACAATCCAGGTGTTAGATGTAGATGGGAAAAATCATGACGTGATCGTAGAAACAATATTGGATTCGAGGACTGTCATTATAAACAAGGATCTTTCAGCATACACCGGCAGCGTAGACGAAAATGGGGTTCCACAGAAAGTTAAACACACTACAACCTTGACACAATCAGAATATGACGCGTACGAAGATAAGAGCGATATCGTTAAAGACGGTGACACATATACAAGGACCGAATACTCAAATGTTGGTGATAACGTTTTCGTACGTGGAGAACACGTAGATGATTTTCACACAATGGATAAGGACCATATAATAGCAATAACGACTGCCGCTCTTCAAGAAATCGATCGTCAGCTGCAACTAGAGAAAGCCAAGGTTATTTCTCTAGAATCACGCTTGTCAGCGCTAGAGTTAAAATTTGGTGTTTGAGTAATACAATTACTAATTCTATACTATTACATACAATCCATTTTGATTAGTGGTGCTCATTGTAAAAGAAGAAAAGTC